CGGTCTAGGTAACGAGTGTGTCAAGAACGACGAATCAATCAGAACACACGACTGGATCGGCTGGCACCAGGTCACAATCACACCAGAGATGGTAGGCAAAAAACTTGCCATTTTCACTGCCATTGATGCCAAGAAGCTAGGGTTCAAGCGTAAAGCCTGTTACCCTATCGGTACTAGAGAATATGGTCAGGACAAGTTCGCGCGTCGTGTCATTGCAGCAGGCGGTATCGCCGGGTTCGCCACTAACGCCGAAGATGTCACGACACTCATCACCGAGTTTTACCAGAGGGTTAAGACATGAGCAGGATTGAAGAAATCAAGAGACGTGAAGCAGAGTACGAAGATGCCGACACCAACGCACGACTAAAGTTACTGGTTGAGAAACATGGTATCGAAGAAGTCGTTGCTGCATCAGGTCTCAGTGTCTCCAGTGTCGTTCAGTACACGACCAGAACTAACACTCATCCTGTGGCGTGGAAAACGCTGATCAAAGCAGAGACGATCCTGAGCCAAATCTGAGGAATCCGGTATGCTCGATTTCACGCAAGCGCGGAGACTCATATCCGCGCTAACCGGGTCGTCTCTTTCACCTGTTACTTTCCAGGCATTCTATGACCCGAAGAAAGAGTTCGGATCGAAGCCATCTGATGTCTTCCCTGAGTGGTGGACAGCCTCACTGGATGACTCTGCCGAGTTCATTAACTACAAGCAATCACAGAAATGCGGTATCTACGTATGTGTTAACGGGACAGACGGGAATGGTCGTGAAGTCGAGAACATCACCGAGCTGAGAGCACTGTTCGTCGATTTCGATGGCATGACTGAACCAGCGTGGTCGCTCGCACCTCACATTATCCAGAAGCGCGATGACACTCATGGTCACGCATTCTGGTTGATTGAGGTTGACCCTGAGCTGACTCACGAGCAGTGGACAATCATGCAAAAGCAGTTGTCCATGTTCTACGGGTCTGACTCCCAGGTTATCGACCCTGCTCGGGTTATCCGTCTCCCTGGTCTCCAGCACTGGAAAAACCCGAACTCACCGCGGTGTTATCAGATCACCAGTGATTATAGTGCGTCCGGTCATCGTTATACCTTCGATGAAGTCCGTGATGCCCACATGCTGGACGCTGACAAAGACTCCGTGTTACACGGCTGGATAAAAGCCCGAGAAGGTTCACAGGAAGGAACTGGTTATGACAATGACCCTATTGACATCAGGCGGTTTACGTCATTCGTGGCTAATGCAGCACACCCCGCTGTTCTCGGGGGTGGTACTCATGAACTCTTCCGTGTTGCCTGCTATGGACATGACCATGGAATTGACCTGTCACATGCGGTCGATATCCTCTGGAACCACTACAACCCACGTTGTGAGCCGCCCTGGACGGAAGCGGAGAAAGACCACTTCGAAAGCGTGGTCAGTCGAGCTTACAAATATCCGTCGTCGGCTGCTGGCTGCAAGTCAACCAAGGCTCAGTTCACCTCACTGCCACCCCTGCAAGAACCATCATGTGGCTGGGAGAAAATGCGTGAAACGTTCCATGACCCGTACCTGTTTGATGCAGAAAATAAACACGTCCAACCGATAGTTCCGACGTTACCGGAAGACATCGACCGTGGTCTTCGTGTGTCCAGCACTCAGGCTGTCTCTCTCGGTGTCACGCTGACGGCGAAGGCCAGTCACTACAATTTCGCTCGGGTGTTCGATGGGATGCGTTATGACGGGATAAACCTGATCCGCAGTGAAGGACTATTCTATGAGTTCAACGGTCGCTCATGGAAAATGGTCAGTGATGCAGTTATCAAGGCTGAAATCCAGCGAGCGTTTCACCAGTTCGAACCGGCTGACTCATTCACCAGTGGTATTTTCCGTGTCCTCTGTGACCTCGTGAATACCCGAGCCGTCGATAACGGCACCTGGTTGACTGACACCGAGCGCGACACGAAGAACCTGGCTGTGTTCAAGAACGGCATCGTTGACCTGAGTAACCCTAACCCTACGTTGATACCTCATACTCATGAATTCTTTTGTATGAACGAGCTGACTTATGACTTCTCACCTGGTGCTCGGTGTGATGAGTGGATGACATTCCTCGACAGTATTTGGGGTAACAACCAGGAGATAAAGAACCAGCTTCAGGAGTTCATGGGATACTGTCTGACCAGCGATACCAGCCTTCAGCGGTTCGCTATTTTCAACGGTAAATCTCGTGGTGGTAAGGGCACGATCACTCGGGTGCTGACGAACATGGTCGGTGAAGAGAACATGACTGCACCACCACTGAGCAACTTCATCAAGGACTCTGCACTGCATGAGATGAGCCGGTCGTCACTGGCACTGGTGCCGGAAGCACAAGACCTGCACCCGAGCATTCGCGACAGTGTACTGACGAACTTCAAGGCTATCACGGGTGGTGACCCGATAAACTACCATGTCATGTATAAGGGTGGTCAGTCCAGTACGTTCAGTTGCAAGATTGTCGTCAGCACCAACGGTATGCCCAGGTTCAATGACCCGTCAGGCGCACTGATGAACCGGGCACTGGTGTTTAAATTCACGAAGTCGTTCTTTGGCAAAGAGGATATCCACCTCGATGACAAGCTAGCCGCTGAATTACCTGGAATCACTATGTGGGCGATTGAAGGTCTCCGTCGTCTTCGTGCTAAGGGTCGGTTCACTGAATCGTCTGACAGTATTGAGCTGAAGGAAGAACTGAAGAAAGACATGTTCCCGTTGTCAGGGTATATCGAAGACTGCGTGAACATGGATGGCAATGGGTACGTTGTGATTGAGGACGCTTACCGTGCCTACCGAATCTGGGCATCATCAGAAGGCATCAAATCACCGATGAACAAGGTGACGTTCAACCAGCTCATGCGTAACAGTGCCCTCGACATCACCTGTGACAAGACTGGCTACAAGGGGATAACCCTGAAGCCGATGATGGTTGCTGATAATGTCCTCCGGTTTGGCTCGTAAGACTTATTGTAAAAAACCTTTACATACGGTGAATCTGGGTATAGAGTTGTATTCAGATTCACCGACATTACTTTATATAGGAGTTTATCATGTGTACTAATGAGTTCATGTTAAAAGGAAAGTATTATATTGCTGTGAGTGTAACCGCTGATCACTACTGTGAAGGTTGTTCTTTTGATAATGAAGCTGGTTGTTACGAGGTACCTACTTGCGATGAGTCAATTCGGTCTGATGAAAGACGTGTAATATTCGTGGAGAAACAACCATGACCAACCGTGACTATGTAACAGTTAAATATTACCGAGGTATTGAGACCATGAAAGATACAACAGAGACTTTTGTTGAAATTACTAAATGTACCCACGACCGTAATTTGAATCAAGTGATTGGTCGTTGTCGTCCACACCCAGTATTAGACCGTGACTATGTAAACACCAAAAAACCGTCAGCACTGAAAGTATTCTGGAATCGACACGGTGACTCCGTTCGTTTCTGGGTTATTGTCGGGCTGATAATTCTGACCTCATCGGTGACTTATGTTAATTAAATTACTGGTCATGATATTGGCTTTTCCTGTGCTGACCGTTTTATTTCTGGCTGGATTGGTGGTGTGGGGAGGTAAGTGATGAGTGTGTGGATTGAACTCCGTTGCGAAGACTCAGCAGAAGACCATTCTAAGCCTGTCCGACTTAAATCAGGAGAACACTCAGAATGTTGGAGTCATGAAAACTCAGGTTGTGGAGACATGGTTTCAGGAAAAAACATAAAGGCTTTAATAGGAGGTTATAAATATGTAATTGAAGAAGCTAAAAAATACGGATGGAAAAGAATAAAAGGTGAGTGGGTATGTCCTCACTGTGTTAAATACGGACACACCAAGGTATCGAAATGACCAGTAAATACACCGACTACGGTTATGACATAGAGTGCCTTCCGAACTTCTTCTCTATCATAATCACTCGTATCACCGACCGTTCAAGCTGGCGATTCATTATCACGCCGTGGTGCAACCAGGGTAAGGAGCTGAACATGTTCCTTAATCACCTGCGCAACTCCAATGGTCGAATGGTCGGCTTCAATAACCTCGCGTATGACTACCCGATGGTTCACATGATCATGAGCTACTCCGGCATGGTCACCAATGAGATGCTCTACAGCAAATCTCAGTCCATCATCAACGCCGACTTTAACGACTGGTCTCACCAGATATGGGACGCTGACCGGTTCATTCCTCAGATCGACCTTCTCAAGGTTCACCACTTTGATAACCAGGCCAAGCGGACGAGCCTGAAGATGCTTGAGTTCAATATGAGAATGGACTCTATCGAAGAACTCGAACTGGACTTCAACAAGCCGGTCAAACCCAGTGACACACCGGTCGTGCTGGATTACAACGATCACGACGTTAACGCCACCAACCTGTTCTATGGTTTCAGCGTTAAAGAGATAGCTTTCCGCGAGCAGTTGTCCGAGAAGTACGGCAAAGACTTCATGAATCACAATGACACTCGTATCGGGCAAGAGTTCTTTGTGATGGAGTTGGCAAAGAAAGGTATCAAGGCGGGTAAGCGGAACCAGACTTTCAGTTCCAGTATCCGAGTCGCGGACATTGTCCTTCCTTACGTCCAATTCGAGCGGCCAGAGTTCAATGAAATCCTGAAGTTCTTCCGTGAGTCGATTATCAACCCTGAGCAGATAAAAGGGTTCTTCAAAGGTGTGAGCTGTACCGTCGATGGTTTCCAGTTTGACTTCGGGGCCGGTGGTATCCACGGCTCGGTGAATCGTGAGGTTATCGTGCCTCCGGTTGGCTGGATACTCAAGGACTCGGACGTTAGCTCCTATTATCCGAACCTCGCAATCAAGAACCGGTTCTACCCGCTGCACCTGGGTGAGGCATTCTGTGACGCTTACCTTGATGTCTATGAGCAGCGTAAGCAGTACCCGAAGAAGACCGCTGAAAACAACATGCTGAAGCTGGCCCTGAACGGTGTCTATGGTAAATCCAATGACAAACACAGTCCGTTCTATGACCCTCAGTACACCATGAGTATAACAATCAACGGTCAGCTCCTGCTGAGTATGCTCGCGGAACAACTCATGAAGATTCCAGAGCTGAAGATGGTTCAGATCAACACGGACGGTCTGACTTACCTCTATCCCGAGCAGTATGACGCGCACGTTTCGTCTATTCACGCTTGGTGGGAGTCACTGACTCAGCTTGAGCTTGAACACGTCAACTACAGTCGTATGGCCGTGAGGGATTGCAACTCATATTTAGCTGTAACTCAACCCTATCAGGGTAAAGACGGGAAGCTGGTGCCACCGAAGGTCAAGCGCATCGGTGCCTACGCCTATATCCGCGCCGAGGAAGATTCAGGAACCAGGGAGTTGCCTTGGCACAAGGACCACGGTGCCATCGTAGTGGCTAAGGCTGCCGAGGCTGCTCTGGTGCGTGGAGAGAACATCGAGTCGTTCATCCGACGACACCTGACAGTCTGCCCGCTTGACTT